AACAGAGATGAGGATGATATTTAATGGACTTTTTGAAAGATATTGCAAAACAAGCTGGTAATGAATATGCGAGTTTGGTTGCAGATGGTGTAGAAGCTGGTGATGTAGATTCTTTTATTGATACTGGTTCTTACATTTTTAATGCACTTTTGTCTGGTAGTATTCATGGTGGTTTGCCATCAAATAAGATTACTGCAATCGCTGGTGAAAGTGCAACTGGTAAGACGTTTTTTGTTATGGGTATGTGTAAAAACTTTCTAGATGCAAATCCAGACGCTGGTGTTATTTACTTTGAATCAGAAAGTGCAATTACTAAACAGATGGTAATTGATAGGGGTATTGACCCTCAAAGAATGGTTATGTTTCCAGTGACTACTGTACAAGAGTTTAGAACACAATCACTAAAAGTTCTAGACAAATATCTAGAACAGAATGAGGCAGATAGGAAACCTATTTTACTTTGTCTTGATTCACTTGGTATGTTGTCTACTACAAAAGAAGTAGAAGATACTGCTGATGGTAAAGAGACAAGAGATATGACACGAGCACAAGTATTAAAGGCAGCTTTTAGAGTGTTGACTTTGAAACTTGGTCGTGCAAAAGTTCCTATGGTTGTTACTAATCACACTTATGATGTTGTGGGTTCTATGTTCCCAACAAAAGAAATGGGTGGTGGTTCTGGTTTGAAGTATGCAGCTTCAACAATCGTATATCTTTCAAAGAAGAAAGAAAAAGATGGAACTGAGGTAATTGGTAATATCGTACACTGCAAAAATCATAAGTCAAGAATTACCGTAGAAAATAAAATGGTGGATGTTCGTTTGACCTATGATAAAGGTTTAGATAAATATTATGGATTACTTGACTTAGCACTAAAATATGGTATATTTAAAAATGTATCAACTCGTATTGAATTACCAGACGGTTCTAAAACATTCGGTAAGACAATTAATAATAACCCAGAGAAATACTTTACTGAGGATATTATGAAACAATTAGATGAATGTGCAGAGAAAGAATTTAAGTATGGGAATCAAGAAGAAGTATCAGTTCGTACAGAATAAAGGTGCTAAATGGCAAGGTATCGGACTTACTAAAGAAGCTGGTTTTTATCAAGGTGTAGTTTATCGTTATGGAAAAGTTACACCGATTGAAGAAAAAGACCGACTAAGACTAAAGTTTGATTGGCAGATATTAGACTCCAATGGGTTAGGAAAAGAACATTTTAATGATGACTTTTTTAACTTGATTGGAGACATACTTTATGATATTATGGATGAACAAATGAAAGATGGAAGTTTACAATATGTCAACACAGACAATTGAGAGAACAACTCTCACACACTTAATACACAATGAAAATTACTGTAGAAAAGTAATACCGTTTATTAAACCTTTATATTATGCAAACCGACAAGAAAGAGTAGTATTTGAAGAGATTGAAAAGTTTCTAGAGAAATATAATTCTCTACCTACAAAAGAAACTCTTACTATCGGTGTTGATAATCGTAAAGATATCAATGATGAAGAGTACAAAAAGATTGTGGATATCATTAGTTCACTTGATAAAACAGAAGTGGACTTACAGTGGCTTCATGATGAAACAGAAAAATTCTGTAAGGACAAAGCAATATATAATGCAGTTCTTGATGGGATAAGTATTATTGATGGGAAAGATAAGAATAGAACTCCAGAAGCAATTCCTTCTATTCTTACAGAGGCATTACAAGTATCCTTTGACCTATCAGTAGGACATGACTATGTTGAAGATGGTTTAGATAGATATGATTTCTATCATAAAAAAGAAGAAAAGATACCATTTGATTTAGATTACTTCAACAAGATTACGAAAGGTGGTTTACCACAAAAGACACTAAATATTGCACTTGCTGGAACTGGAGTTGGTAAGTCTTTGTTCATGTGTCATATGGCTGCATCTACACTTATGCAAGGTAAGAATGTTTTGTACATCACACTAGAGATGGCAGAAGAACGAATTGCAGAACGTATAGACGCAAATTTAATGAATGTAACAATGGATGACTTACATACACTTCCTAAGAAGATGTTTGAAAGTTATCTTACAAAGATAAACAAAAAGACAAATGGAAAGTTGATTGTCAAAGAATATCCAACTGCATCGGCTCATGTTGGAAACTTTAGAAGTCTGATTAAAGAACTTGCACTCAAACGTAGTTTCAAACCAGACATTATTTTTATTGACTATCTGAATATATGTGCGTCTTCAAGGTTTAGAGGAAATGCAAATGTTGGTTCATACTTTTATATCAAAGCGATTGCAGAAGAACTTAGAGGACTTGCCGTTGAAACAAACGTACCGATTATGTCGGCGACACAAACAACTAGAGGGGGGTTTGTCTCAAGCGACATTGGTTTGGAAGATACGTCAGAGAGTTTTGGTCTACCAGCTACGGCTGACCTTATGTTTGCTCTCATTTCTACAGAGGAACTTGAAGACCTCAACCAAATCTGTGTAAAACAGTTAAAGAATCGTTATAATGACCCTACTATGAATAAAAGATTTATATTAGGTATTGACAGAGCGAAAATGAGACTGTATGATGTTGAACAAGAAGCACAAAAGGACTTAGTAGATTCTGGACAAGAAAATGAAGAGCCTGTATTTGACAACACTCCATTTGCTGGAAAGACTAGCAAATATGAGAAATTTTCGGACATCAAGGTCTAAGGTAAAGTATTACCATGACATTAATATAGAATCTAAAAAGTGGGAAGTAATCGAACTTCCCTCTAGAAAGATTATTAGAGAATATGATTTTGAGGATGATGCAAAAGATTCTGCAAAATGGATGACAGAGCATAAACCATTTGGTGACTTTGGGTTTCCAAATTTCCTAACGCATAAATAATACTATTATAAATGGAGTATTTGGATGTTAAGGTTTAAAGGTTATCTACAAGAAGCTTACAGTTTCTTTCCAAAATCAGAAGAAGAAATTTCATCTACACTTTCAGATTGGTCACACGATAGTGTTGCTGATACTATTGCTCTTTTCAATTATCTAAAAGGAAAGGGTGATGAGACTCCAATTAATATAGACCTCAAAAAACAAAAAGATGTAAATGTTTCCAGAACATTTAAAGCTATTGAAGATATATCTTCAATTAAACAAGGTGCTGGTCTTAAAACAATCCGAATAAAATATGGTAACGGTTCAAAAGGTAATCGTGGAGCTAACAATAGAGGTAATGCATTTGAAACTGCGTTTGCAAATGATTTAAATGCTTGGTTTGCAGAGGGCGTTGATGCAGTATCAGACAAAGAAAATTTGAAAGCAATTTTACATCTTGATAAAACTTATAAGTTAAGTGAATCTAAGACATTAACAGTAAATGTTGTTGGTGGAGAAAATACAAAAAGACCTTTAGAATTTGGTGGTACAATTACTGTTTCAAATACAAAAGGAACTGGAACTGATATTGGTCAAAGTGTAACAGACATTACCCTTATTAAAGATGATGGTACAGAGATTTATCTTAGTTTAAAATTTGAAACAACAACGACATTCTTTAATGTTGGTGTTAGAACTAAACTTACACCTACAGAAATTAAAGAGGGTAAAATAAGAAACGCAGATGGAATAAAACTACTTGATTTATTTGGAATTGATAATGAAAGGTTTTGTTCCATATTCAATGATGATGTGAAAACACAAAGTGGAAAAGTTACAACTAAACCAAATCCAATGATGATGAAGGCTCTTCTAGAAAGTGGTATAGGTCATGGTTATCATGTTATTCACAAAATGAAAAGAAATGTATTTTCTAAAAAGATGGATTTACCAGCTATGATTGCTTCTGCAAAAGTTGGTAGATGTACAGTATTTTATGGTGGTAAAACTGGCAGAGGAAAAAGGATTGACATGGAAATGTCTTCCAAGTATTATAGATTTAAAATTAATATAAGAGATACACAAGGAAAAGATGGTTATCCCACACGAATGATGTGTGATTTTACCACTTTAAAATTCTAATGATAAATCTATTAGAGGGAAAAGAAGGTAAGAACCTACACTTAGAACATATCGAAGATGAGATATTGAACTTTGGTGTGCCTGGGGGTAGGGCTGCAATTAACTTTGTTCGTTCTCTAAGAGATATGCTTGCTGGAGAAGCAAGGTCTTCAGTCAACATGACAGTCAAGTGGGATGGTGCGC